CTAACTTCAAACTGAAACTGAAGAAGGTTGCAGGTTACTGGAACTATGATTCTTCGGAGTTCGCACGTCCATCTGCACTGCTTGATGGTGATGATGATGAACTGGAAAGTCTCTACAACGACCTGCATGACTTGCAAGCATTCGTTGCTCCCTCTGAGTTCAAGTCATATGAAGACCTGAAGAAGCGTCTTGACTTCACTCTCGGTCTTCGTGGTACACCTAAGATGCAAGACCAGGAGACCGTTGAAGAAGAAGCACAGTGGGAACGGGAACGTCGTGGTGACTTCTCTGAGAGCACTGCTGCTGCCCCCTCAATGCCCTCTGCTGACTTCAACTCCCCAGACATCACCCCAAGTCCTTCGTCCTCCAGTGACGAGGATGAGGATGACGCACTGAGTTACTTCCAGAAGCTTGCTGAGTCCTGATTCTAAAATCGACCTTTAATTACAAAAAAGGTCCAAAAAATTTGCCCCCAAATTTTTGCTCTGTCAGGATTTGGGGGTTTTTTGCTACTTACTTGTTCTTGGGTTGTATGCTCGTTTCGTATTAGAATCTAAGAATTGTGAAGACCTACTATATTTCATCATATCTCTGATATCAGTCTCAACAAGACTTATAAACTCTGGATTTAAAATCTGAATACTTCTCTTTTTTTCATTTTCTTTCACTTCGTAATCATAATTTGACACAGGAGTATTCACATTCTTAATTGTTTGGACAGTATTATTGGTATCTAAGAATTCTAGAATCTGAGCATCAGACTCAATAAAAACTTTCATACCTGGACGTGGAAAACTAGAAGTCATGCTGGAAGCTCGTTAGTAAAGTTAAAAGTTGGTTGAACTACACCTTTTTCGTCTAATGTACCTGTAATTTCAAAAAGTCTTTCTGGTACTTTTACTTTATTATCTAATATTACGTCTTCAACCGTAATTGAAAACTCACTACCATCTCTTAAACCTACTGCAAGAGTTCCACCCCATCCAGAAGGCCAGTTTGATAAACTATTTAACACATTAATATCAGTATGACCTTCACCATCAGGACTTAGCACTTTTAATTTTGATACATTCGTTTGAATATCAGTGATATTATAAAATGCTCTTAAATCTCTACCAATTATTTCAATTCTTTGATTCATATTAATAGAAATAATCGTATTTCCCTTTGAACTTGGAAATTCGTTTAATCTATAACTGTTTGTAGTCGTGTTTGTTTCAATAACTTGTGATTTTGGAGGGTCAATTTGAACTCCCTCTTTAATAATTAGTCTGTCATGCTCATCTCGGTATTCTTTAGTTTCATAATGATGAATTTCACTGAGTTTTTCTTCAGAACCATACTTATCTAGCATGTATCTGTAAAGAGATTCATTATCTAATGGCCATTCATTATTAACATCAGTGATGTTATTGACCAAGAGGATAATCCACTCATTTTCTGGTGTTCCATAAAATTTATTGGAGATTTGATCTGGTCTCTCATTATCTCTTATCTCATATTGAGTAAATGCCGTAACTGAGTTGTTAATGTCATCTCTTAAAACGGGTCTTCTAAAAATATTTTTTGCCAGACTAAACTCATCAATGTTTCTTTTATTTTTAAAAGAAGCACTATACTGTAAGTTTGGTAACTCTCTAAAATAAAATCCCATTTTTAGTACCCGATTTCGTCATCCATAACTTGTACTCCTGTAGTATCTGTGTTGGCAATTGACTTTCTACTATAATCACTATGATATACAGGTTCAAGTTCTTGAAAACTTAATGTCATTGTCATATGTGCTGGTTGTCCATCTTCAAATGAGTGATACATTCCACCAGAAGAATAGTCCATCGCCATACTCTTTAATGCACACATCTTAAATCTATTTAATCCCTCGATGTGTTCTCCAGTAGGTCCATGAATATATTCTAATTGAAACACATTAGGACTACCAAGGAATAGTGAAGAAGACCCAGATGATGCAGCTATCTGTGAACCATCAGCAGATACTCCCTGCGAAGCAACTCTTGCTGCCATACCTTGTTTAAAGAATCTTATGATTCTTCTGCATGATAATGCTTCCTCTTTACTTCTTGGTGACAACTTAAATCCAAAGTTAAATTCTCTAAGTAGAACATTATTGAAGAGTAACTCCAAATTTTGGTTTGGAATCATTCCATGTCCTCTAGACAAAATTGTTTCTGGTGAAATATCAAATCCTGCTTTTTGTGCAGCCATCGATGCAATTTGTGCCTGAATCTGTGCTTGTAGGGGTCCTTTATTGGTGGAAGTACTGTTTGATGCAGCATCATTTAAAATTGAAATCATAGTTGCAAGAGGCATTGCATTTGCACCAGTAAATGCCTCTACAGCACCACTTACAGCCAATGCACCACCAGTAAAGTTTATATCTTTCATCATTGCTGCCATAACGGCAGCAGTCATATTATTCATTCCTTCTGGACCCCAAGATGCCTGATTGAGATCTGAGATTCCTTCTGGTATAGGAAGTATGACTGGTTTTCCTACTTGTTCCTTTTTGGCAGTTGTTCTTTGTAGACCTTCTGTAAGAATTTTTCCAGGGGAAGGCATCTGAGTGGTTCCATTTGCATCTTTTGGAAAAATTGCATCTCTATATGGTGCCTTATAATTATATTGTGTGATTTTTAAATGGTCTTGCAGAGTTTCTAGTATTGTTGATGGATAATAGAGTAATCTGCTTGCTCGTGCAGATTCACCAAATAAATCTTGCTCATTAGCACTAGGGAACTGTGCTGCTGATGCTTCTCCCAAGTTTGCTAATGGACCAGTTAAAACTACAGTTGGTGTTTGGTTTGGATTATATACCCCACCATTGGCTGGTGATGGTTGTCCCCTAGTATTAACACTAGGGTGAACAGTATAACCACCAGCATTGCCACCAGCACCTTTATGTGCGTTGCTTACTTGAGTTTTAATTTTATCTGTTAACTGTGTTGCACCAACAGTTTCTTTTTTTGTGGCTTGGTCAAATAGGTCTGTATCCTGAGTTGCAATCTTATACCAAGTTCCATTTTTATAAAGGACATCATTCTGCCAAACAACATAGGGTTGTCCAATCAGATTATATCCAACTTCATAATGCTGTACTACATAATCACCAGTGTCGGGGTCATATCTTGTCCCATATTTCCTTTTCCTTGTTCCTAATCCAGGTACATTAATATCTTGCTCATATATTGGATCAGAAGTACCGTCTGGTCTTACTTTAGTTATATCTTGTAGTGCCATTATGGTGAATCCCAGACTCTGTATTTCGGAACTTTTTTACCAAGTTTATTAACAAACTGTTCAGTTGGTAATAATGAAACGTCAACCCAGTCACCTTGTGGGACTTTAAATAATTCAGTCATAACACCACTAAAGAGATACTTATGTATCGTTTTCTTTGGTGGGTTTGCGATACCTGTTTTATTTATGAGGGATCTCACAAATCCTCCTCGATACTGGGGATTTAGATAATGGACATTAAGTCCTGTAAAATGCCCTGTTCTGGGACTTACGTCAATAATAAAAGATAATGGGTGTCTATCCCAAAATGGATACTTATCTGGATATTTAGCAGAATAGAGAAAAAATACTAGGTCACCAGGAACAATGAATCTCGTATCAAATTCATGAATATTTTTGCTCTGTAGTGGTGCTAATTCATTCATTAAGGCATCGGTATACCAATTACCACTTCTGAATTTTTTACCTGCTTTTGCCAGTACTGCTTCTGCTACACCAAATGATTCAGCCATCCTTATCTTTCTTATCAGACTCTGTATAGTTAAAGCTGTAGTCTAATACTGCTCTATATAGGTTATCTCTTAAAACTTTTAAATGTTCTTGTTCTTCTGCTGGTCTTGCGGGTGAACCAGGCCATGTTCTAATGGTTTCTGATACACAATGGTATAAAAGACGAACATCTTCATATGGCACTTCTATTGTATAGAAAACCATGTCGTCTTCATTGTGGTCATTAGTCATTTTAGAGTAATCCCCAATTCTTTTTCCGTTAAAATCCTAAATTCATACTTTCGATCTGCACACCACTCTTTTGCTGCTTTCCATTTTGCTTGGTTAATAGCCCAAGTCTTGACACTGTAAACCCAAGATTTGGTCCTTCTTTTAGGATTTGGGTCTGGTTCTTTCAGGTCCTTTAATGGTTTGATTTCAACCACCATAACTCGGTTTTTTCCGTTTTTATCTTTGTATTTTACAAAGAAGTCTGGAAAGTAACGGTGTACTCTATTGTCGATTGGAGAACGGTACGGTATAAAGAACTCTTCAGATTGCCATTGATTCACACTTTCTGTAAGGTCACAATATCGCATAAATTTAAGTTCATAAGATGACCGATAAACGATATTGGTTGGGTCACCTTTGTATTTCTCTGGTTTTTGCGGTCGGAATTTTCCTTGCTTATAACCAGAGTCATCTTTATGTGGCATACATAGTATAGGACAATAATCTCCAAAATATTTATAAATGGCCGACAACCCTCAAGTCCGATTAGAAAATCTGCCACAAGCACAAAGAAATTCGAGAGGATTCCCCAGTATTGGACCACTGTATATGAATACAACCACCCCTAGGAGTGGAGAACCATATACAGATGCCAATCTTGCAGGGGCAAGAGATGTTTTTGGTGCATTATCGCAGTCATCACAATTTAAAATCTCATTACATTTATCAGCAAATGGTTCTGCTGGTGATGAAAACTTGAATGCTTGGTTGCAGGCATCTGGATTAACAGTTGATCCAGTTCAGAATGAGTATTATAATTTTTATTGTGCAGAAGCAAATTTACCTGGTTCTGCAATGCAAACAGTAGATATTAAAGGAAACTTTCAGGGCATGACTGAAAGACTTATAACAGAGAGGACGTTTCTTCCAGTTAGTTTTACATTTTATGTTGATAATGATTATAGATTAATAAGATTATTTGAAGAGTGGATGAACTATATAAATCCACTTCATGGAAGTGGTGGTGCAGGAACTGGTGGTGCATATTCTCCAACTACGATTGGTCATGGAAATGCTAAATTTAGTAATGATATTTCTAGACTAAGATATCCAGATTCATATAGAAGAATTATTTCTATCACAAAGTTTGAACGTGACTTCAGAGAACAACCACAGAGGTCTGGAGGGAAATTAGGAGATCAGTCATCAATAACATATCGTTTAATTGATGCATTCCCAACACAAATAAGTGGAGTTCCTTTATCTTATGAAGGAAGCACTATTTCCAAAGTTACTGTGCAGTTTGATTACACTCGTTACGTTTACGAGTTAAATCCAGATAAACGAACTTTCCCTGCTGGCACAAGACCATCACCAAAAGTAGAGAAACCACCAGTAAACTTACCAAGAAATGCATCTCCTGTAGAAGAATATGGTAATACTAATGGACCAGGGACTAGATTTGTACCAAGAGACAGTGCTACAGGAGCTCCTATTTAACTGCTAAATAAAATTACTGAGTTGAAATACTATGCCATTACCTAAGATTAGTACCCCTACTTATGAATTGGAATTACCCTCAAGTGGTAAAAAGGTCAAATACAGACCATTTCTGGTCAAGGAAGAAAAAGTTCTAATCATTGCACTAGAAAGTCAAGACACAAAACAAATTACTAACGCAATTAAGCAGGTATTGAAGGATTGTGTTTCAACAAGGGGAATTAAAATTGAAGAATTGCCAACTTTTGATATTGAATACCTCTTCTTAAATGTAAGAGGTAAGTCAGTAGGTGAAGCAATTGAATTGGTTGTAACTTGTTACGATGATGGTGAAGGAACACAAGTTCCTGTTACTGTTTATACCGATGAGGTTCAAGTTCAAAAGAATCCAGAGCATAATCAAGATATTAAACTTGATGATTCTCTTGTTCTTAGAATGAAGTATCCATCACTTGAACAGTTTGTTAAAAATAACTTTGATTTCTCAGAAGAGAGTGAAGATAATATCGAAAAGTCTTTTGATATTATTTCATCATGTATTGAAATGGTTTATAATAATGAAGATTCTTGGGCAGCAGCAGACTGCACTAAGAAAGAACTGAAAGATTTTGTTGAGCAACTAAGTTCTAAGCAATTCAAAGAAATTGAAAAGTTTTTTGAAACCATGCCAAAACTTTCTCATACAATTAATGTGAAAAATCCCAAAACTGGTGTTAATAATGAAGTGACGTTGGAGGGACTGACGAGTTTTTTCGGTTGATAATGTCTCATATGGATCTTGAGGCATATTTTAGAATTAATTTTGCAATGATGCAGTTCCACAAATATTCTTTGACTGAAATCGAAAATATGATTCCATGGGAAAGAGATATTTACGTTGGAATGTTACAGCAACACATAGAAGATGAGAACTTGAAGGAAAAGCAGAGACAAGCAGCAGCAAATGCCTAGTTACTTCCCAAATAAAAGAAACAGACCACTAGGAGGGGGGATAAATCCCCGTGCTGCTTCAAATCGTGGAGGAAGAAAATATAATTTCAGTGGGAGTATGGACCCTGCTGAGTACAGCATGATGATGCGAAAGAAAAAGGGTGATGCATTAGCAGACGCATATGGAATGGACCCAGAGCAGTTTGATGCACATATGCGAGATAAAATTTCTAAAGCAACAAATTTTGTTTCTGGTGGTCGTAAGATAGGTGAAGGAGTAGCTGCATCTGCCAAGAGCAACATTGTTGGTTTTAAACGTTCTGGTGTTCGTGGTTCCAGGAAAGGATTAGACGCACTAATTAAGACACTTTCTTCTAATATTACGAGCAACGTTGAAAATATACAAAACAATGTCACTAACTTTGGTAAAGGGAGAGGGGATAATGCAAGAACAATATCCCCATCTACAACAAAAAGAGATGTTACTAATGTAACTAGAGTTGTAAGACCTCAAGTATCAAATTTAAATAAGACTGTAAACAATGTAAGAAATCAGTCATTTAACACCATCAAGGCATTTAGAACTGCTGGAGAAGGAGATGGTAAAGAAGATACTGGACTGAAAGGAATAATTGGAAGACTAAAAGATGGTTTTGGGTTACTAAAACTTTTAACTAATAAGGCAACTCAAGAACAATTAAGTAAGTCAATAAAGAATCTTGAGCAATTTTTCACTGATGCGTATAGAGTTGCATATAGATTAAGAAGCAATCTATTAAAAATATTTAAAGCACTCTCAAAAATCAGAGATAGCAAAGGTGCTGCTGGTCGTGCTGCTGGTGGGTTAATTGGTGGATTTGGTGCTGGTCTTGGTGCTACTGGACTAGGAGCAATGTTTGCAGGAGGAAAGCAAAAACCGAGAAGAGCACAACCAAGAAGAAGAGGTAGAGGTAGAGCAGGTTTATTGTTAGGTCTAGGTGCAGGTGCTTTGGGAGCGGGAATGGCAACCAATGCACTAGCAGGTGAAAGTCCACAAATACAATCTGCGGAAACTGCTCCAGTAATACCTGAGGGATTTATAGATAGATTCCAAGGTATTATAGAAAAATTTGGTGGAATCATTGATGGTCTGTTAAATGCTAAACCAAAACCTGCACCTGGTGGAGGTAGTGGTGCATCACCATCACCAACAGCATCTGGATCCAAAGATTCTGTTGCTGGTTCCATGTCTTTAGGTGGTGGTGCAGAAACACCAGAAGAACAAGCATGGTTAAAAACTATTAGAGATGCAGAAGGAACTGCAGGAAAAGATGGATATGGAACAGTATTTGGTGGGGAAGTAGTACCAGAATTAGCAGAAGGCAAAATGACTGTTAATGAGGTCATTCAACTGCAAAAAACTGGTAAAATGCCAGAACGTCTTGGTGGTAGGCAAGTTAATTTTGGAGAGTATGATGGACGTGTAAGTGGTGCATCTGGTGCATATCAGTTCATGCCTAAAACATTAGAAGGTCTTCTTAGAAATACTGGAACTTCTGGTGATGCTGCATTTACACCAAAGATGCAAGACCAATTTGCTCTTGAGTTGCTTAGAGGTAGGGGTATAGACCCCACAAAGGCAGCAACTATCGAGGGTATGAATAAGGCACAGGTCGAATGGGCTGGTCTTGGAACACATCATGGTCAGACAAAAAGGACAACAGCAGAATCACTCAGAATGTATAATACATATCTGAACAACTCTGGTGTCCATACACCAGTTACACCACCACCTGCTATTGACCCTGCGGGAGATCAGTCCTCAGCAAGAACAATGCAATCAAGGTCTATTGCTAGAACTGCTGCATCACAGAGGCAAACAAATGGACCTTCAATAGTTCCTATCAGCATAGGTTCAGGGACACAAAGTCCTGCCCCAGCACAAAGTTCTCAACAAGTTGATACTTCACCTCCAGTAAAGGCACCATCAATACCTTCTTTACCTGCTGGTGATAGTGATAATTTCTTTGCTATGGCATCAAAACTAGCATATAACATTGTTGAATGATGGCAGTATTAGAATCTCCCATAAAATCCTCAGTCAATAATATTCGCAAAACTTCTGCGTTTAGACGTAGAACGTCTAGCCAAAATAAATTGACGACAGACTTTAAATCTTTAGAAAGAACATTAACTGTTGGAAATTCTAAGTTAAAACGGATAAAGAGTCTTCCAAAAAATAAAAAGATAGACAAACTTACATTGATGATACTTAGTAGTCGTCGTAATGAAGATAAGAAAGGTACTGGTACTGCTTCTGCTGGTCTTGGATTTGCAGTTGGTCGTGGTGTTGGTGCAGTAGGTTCTGGGTTAATGGGTCTTGCTGGTGGTGCAGTAGATTTGGTTGGTGGATTATTTGATAGAGGTGCAAAGAAAGGAGCACAAAAAGGAGTGCAAAAGGGAGCACAAAAAGCAACATCTAAGGCAGCAACAAAAGCAGCAGGAAAAGGTATAGGAAAAGGATTACTTAAAAAACTTCCTCTTGTTGGTCTTGGATTAGGAGCAGCATTTGCATTAGAACGGGCAGCAGGTGGAGATATGGTTGGTGCATTAGGGGAACTTGCTTCTGGTGCAGCAGCAATGGTTCCTGGATGGGGCACAGCAGCATCCGTTGCTATTGATGCTGGGTTGATTGCAAGAGATATTGACAAATCAAATAAAAATGATGAAAAAGTTGAAGAAAAATTAGATGAGAAGAGGAAAAAACTTCTTGGACCAACATCTACAAGAGCAGTAAATGGTTTGCTTCCCGCATTAAACAAGTTTGAAAAATATGTAGAAAATTTTAAATCTTTCTCCGTTAGTGGTAGTTTTAATCAGGATATTGCACCAGGAACCGCAACTGATAGCATGGGTTCAAAAAATCCCAACATGCATACTGGTGATTATCCAGGTTTTGATACAATGGAAAGAGTTGCACCTTTTGTTACTGGTCATGTAAGTACATATCCTGGTGCTCAATTTGGTGCTTCTAGAGGTGGTGGTACTAGAACTCACCTAGGACAGGACATTGATAAACAAGACCCAGGAGATCCTGTTCTTTCCATAATGAAGGGAACGGTTACGGAAGTTGGTACTGGTTTTAGATTCCAAAACGGTCAGGGTACAAGCCAAACCATCGGAATTCAACATCCAGATGGAACAATGAGTAGATATGTTCATGTTCTTTCAGATGTTTCTGTTGGTGATGAAGTTCTAACAGGACAGAAAATTGGAACAGTATCACCAGCAGACGTTGCAAGTAGTAAAGATTTTCCTCACTTGCATTTTGAACTATATGCAAAAGGTGGTGGTGTAATCGACCCAAGACCATTCCTAAATTCTGCACCAAAGGGAACTCCAGCTGTTGCTCCAATTGCTCCTAATGGTGAAACTAAGATAAAACCAGAGAGGGATGGTGCTGATGATAGAGAGTCTGCACCAATGGATCCAACTGTTGATCCAGGCAACGATGGTTATGATATGACAAGAACCAGGGAAGGATTCTTGCGTAGTGAAGTTATGGATGATGATACAGGGTTTACCCGAGGTGATATGGAGGATATGAGGGTTGCCAAGGAAAGAAGGCAGGCAATGGTAAAGGCACTTGGAAGAGATGGTTTCGCACAAGCACTTGATAACCTAGGAGGAAATGCAACGGTTGAAAATTATTCAGCAATGATGAAAGCTGCTGGTATGGAAGACCAATTGAAAGATATTCTCCAGCAATATAGACCAGGGCAGTTAATTGATAGTGGTGCTGCAGCATCAACAAGGGGTCTAGTTGCTAATGACCCAATGGGAAGAAGATTTAGTGCAGAAGCACAAGCAATATTAGATTATGAAATTCCTAAGTTAGAGACATATCCAACATACAATCAGGAAGGTGGTAGTCCAACATTTATAATTATGGATTCTGGTGGTCAATCACAACCACAATCAAGACCATCACCACCTCAAACAATGAATAGGGGTAAGTCAGAAACTGTCTTTGTGCCCATAGGTGGTGGTGGATTAAATAGAACTATGGATGAAATGTTACTAACTAAACTCTCTAGGTCATAATGGCAAATATAATCGAAGCACTTCAAACTAATTACATAAACATTACATTATCCGATGGATTTGTCTTTAGTTTAGCAGATAAAGTTTTATACATTGATTACTTTGAGGACATTATGTCACCTGGTGTAACTCTTAATATGTTCTTATCATCATCAGAGTCAATAGTACAAGGTTTAAAAATACGTGGAGGAGAAAGAATAGATATCAATTTAAATGTTGCTTCTGGCACATTTCAAAAAGATGAAGAATATTCATTCTATGTTTATAAAGTTAGTAATTTAAATTCTACAGATACTGCAGAAAATTTTAACATTCATTGTGTAACAAAGGAAAGTTTAAATAATGAGTTACTAAGAGTAGCAAAAAGATATGATGGGTCTTTGAAAACTACAGTTGAATCTATCTTGGATGATGTATTAGAAACAGATCGTTATGATTCAGAGAATATTGAACAAACTGCTAACAACTATTCTTTTATTGGAAATAATAGAAATCCACTGACTGTATTACAGTGGTTAGCACCTAAAGCTGTTCCAACAACTAGTGCTAGTGGTGCATCTGGTGATCAAGATGGGGAAGCAAAAGGAACTGCTGGGTACTTATTTTGGGAGAATAGTGATGGGTATAATTTTAAAAGTGTTTCTAGTTTAGTTTCAAAAACAAAACTGGGTGTAAATTCTGCAGACAATAAAAATATTCCATCATACAAGTATAGTGGTGTAATAAAAACAACGAATGTAGAAAATATTTTCCAAATATTAGAGTATGACGTTGAAAAAAATATTGATTTAAGGAAAGCTCTGCGATTGGGAACTTATTGTAACGTAACAGAATTTTTTGACTTGTATACTGGTTCTATGGATACATATACATATAAATTATCAGAACAATTACGAGAAAAGTTAGGAACTGAGGATAAAATTCAGGTAGATGATGCGTTCTCAGAAAATTTTAGTAGAATAATGGTCAGAATGTCCGATAGGGGTGTTCTAGATAATGATGGGGTCACTACTGATTCTGGGAGAGATATTGCTGATATGGCAAAATCCACATCACGTTACAATATCCTCTTCTCTCAGGCAATAAATATCACAGTACCATTGAATGTAAATCTCAAGGCAGGTGACCTCATTAATGCGATTTTTCCAGCAATTGAGGCATCGGAAATAAAAAGACCAGATGCTAATCAAAGTGGTAGATATCTTGTTCAACAAGTCAGACACCATTTCCAGAAAAATCAAAATTTATCTTATCTGCGATTAGTTCGTGATAGTTATGGACTATATGGTAAAAACTAAGGAGACAAAAAATGGAAAGTATCGAAAAGCATATTGAAAAGGATAAAGAAATCCTTCAAGACCCAACGACAAATCCACAAATGCGTCGTCACGTAGAAGAAGAACTACGTGAATTAGAAATTTATGCTGAAAATCATAAAAAAGAGATTGCAGCAGGGGATCACCATGACCCAACAGCACTGGAACTATTCTGTGAGGTAGAACCAGATGCAGATGAATGTAGAATTTACGAAGACTAATACTAATGCTTGAAGGATCTTTATTACAATCTCATTATCTGGGAAGAGATGGTTTCATATGGTGGATTGGAAAAATTGCTCCAGCAAAAGTCTGGCGTAATGAAAAATCCAGACTAGATGCTGGTACATATGAACCTGGAGAGGGTGAAGATTCTACTGGTGGTTCTTGGGCATATAGATGCAAAGTAAGAATTATCGGTTATCATACTTTTGTACAAGATGAACTACCAGACGAAGATTTGCCATGGGCACATGTCATGGCATCCAACGAAGCTGGAAGTTTCCAAGGTGGTTCTGGACAAACACATAAACTAAGTGGAGGGGAAACTGCTTTTGGTTTCTTCTTGGATGGTGATGATGCTCAACAACCAGTTGTTGTTGGTGTATTACATAGAAATGCTTCAGTTGAAAATGTTCCCGATGAAGATGCTAAGGATAGATTTAGACCTACTACTGGACATAAAGGAAATTTGAGTCAATCACCGACTCAAATTAGAAAGAGAAACAAGGGACAGCAACAACCAGCAACAACTTCAACTACACCTGCTACTGGTGTTGCTAAAAAACCACCAGTACTTCCAAAGAATAAAAACGCAAAACGTAAAGAATCTCCCCCTGGTGCAGACCAAGCAGTAAGAGAAGACCTAGCATCACAACAATTTGCTGCGGAAGCAGCAGTAAAAATTGTTAGGGAAAATGGTTGCAGTGACAACCTTATTGGAAAAATATCACAAGAACTTAATAACTTCATTCAATTTATCTCAAGAATTGAGGATTTTATTGGTACTTACATTGACCCCGTTCTGAATACCTTTGTTGATATTGTTCAGGAAATTAAAGGGTTTGCTAGCAGAATTGTTGGTATCATTAAATTCATCATTAACAATATGAGAGGTGCGATTATTCAGTTAGTCACCTCATTGTTTAGGGATTTTATTGCTAAAATTCTCCCAATGCCACAGCATCCACCAGTGGCAGAAGCAACAAAAAATATTATTAACATAATATTCTGTCTCTTTGAAAAACTTATACCACTTTTAATAGATTATATTGTCAATCTTCTTACAAACATGATTGGTAAGGCAATCAATGCCCCAATGTGTGCAGTAGAAGAATGGACTGCGGGTATTCTTTCTAAATTGATGGACTTTATTGAGGACCTTTTGGGTCCAGTAATGTCTGGACTTGACTGGTTACTAGGTGGAATTGGTCAAATCTCCTCAGTATTGGGTCAGGTATCATCACTCGCACAACAAATTTTAAACTTTATTGGTTGTGACCAATTGAAATGTGAGGCATCAACTACTTGGGATTCAAAATCAAAAGCAGCAAAAGCACAAAGAGATAGTTGGAATAGAACTCTTGGCAACATGAATGTTCTTAAAGGTGTTAATGATGACCTTGACGAAGCAATGGGTGCTATCTCATTGTATGGAAATACTGGTACATCACCATTCCGTGATTGTGCAAGAAGAACTGCTAATCCAACAAAACAGTCTGACCAATCACCAATGCCTCCTGGCATGATTGCACCAAATTGCATACCACCAGAAATTGAAGTTTTTGGTGATGGTGTTCTAGGACAAGTCCTTCCAATTGTTGGTAAAGATGGTGGAATTTTAACTGTAAAGGTTATTAATCCAGGTAAGGGTTATTCAAAACCACCATCAATTAATATTATTGATAATACCAATCATGGTAATGGTGCCAGATTCCAAGCATCTATTGAAGATGGTAGAATAAGCAACGTTTATGTATTAAACCCAGGTTCTGGGTATTGTCCAGGAAATTATTCATCCATAGTATCTGATCCATCTTATGTTGTTTTTGCTGATAAGTATTCTGTATTTGAAGGTGATAGTGTAACATTTACTATTCAAACTGAAAATGTTCCTGATGGAAATAAAGTAGAATGGTATTTTAGTGGAGATGTTTCAATAGATGACTTTGATTCTCCAACTGAACTGAGTGGTGAATTGGAAATCAAAAATGGTGAAGCAACTCTTATAGCAAAAATTAGACAAGACAGTGTTACTGAACCTGTAGAAACACTATTTTTCGACTTATATGATAGTGGTGGAGATTATGTTGCAAGGACTAGGGTCTTCCTCAATAATAGACTTTCACCAGTTTTAACACCAGAACCAGACGAACCAGTAGAGTCTCCACCAGGAACACCAGTTCCAAAAACTCCAGACGGTGGTACTTCTCCTGGAATTGGAACTGGTGGTGGTATTATTCCTGGAATTGGAACTGGTGGCACTGGTGGAACTGGAACTGGAGGTGGTGACCCTGGAATTGGAACTAATTTTGTTGGTATTATTACTAATATTATTGTTGATAGACCAGGATTTGGATATTCCACTGGTGATAGTGTTGAATTTGGTGGTTGTGTTTATAACCTTAAGGTCACTGAAACTGGTTCTATTGTTGGGGTTGAGTCTGCATCTTCATGTAAAAATGCTTACGAAGAAAATCCTGGAGAAGGTGTTATTACCACAACTAATGGTCAAGCAGGAAGATTATTCGCAGTCTTAGAATTCACTCCTCTTACTAACAAAGTCACAGTTGTCGATGAGTTTGGTGTTATCTCAGTTGTTGATTGTGTCTAATAAATATCTAAAAATCCTTTTATAAAATGACAGAACAACCAAAAGAGTGGTTTAGACAAGGATTCGGTTACAGAGAGCAATCTGGTGTCTACATTGAAGGTAGAGAAGTTGGATACTCTCTAATAACTGATGAAGGTGTTGGGTATACTTATTACAAAGATGGTGGAAAGGAGGATGTTGTTCTAGAAACTTCATTAGAAGTTTGTGGTAGGAGAGTAAAAGATAAAGAACCAGCAAAAGTAATCTATGCAAGAAATGGTGATATTCATTTTGAAGCACCAAATGGTCAGATAACATTAAAGGCAAAGAACATAAGATTAGTTTCTCAAGATGGTGATGGTGAAGTTACCATTCAAGCAGGTAAAACCATCGAAATTGATGGTCCAACAGCCAGAGTCAAAGGAACCAATGTTGACATTACAGGAAAAAATTCTGTAAATATGATTGGAAATTATGTAGAATCTGCTGCTGGTGTGCAGCAATCAAGTGCATCACTTGTTGATATTTTTCAAGGTTCTTTTATAGGTCAACTTCTAAATTCTCTCGGAAATCTTAAAAAATTCCTTCAACTTTTCTAAACTATGCCTGCACTAGCCTCTATTTCAACAATTGGTGATAAACTAATTGTCGGACAAGTTGATACTTCATTTTTGACTGCTACTGGTAGAGTTACACCAGGAACAGCAGTTCTAAATGGACCTGTTTATATTGGTGCATCTCCTCAAATTGGTGTTGCTAGAGCAGCATGTATGATTGGTCCTCCTCTTCCTGGACTGTCGGTTCCTGCTTCACTTGAAGTTACAGGAGTTGCAAATGTCATTGGTGTTTTCAATGTCATAGCTGTTAGTACATTTACTGGTCTCACAACAAAACTTGGAACAACAATTAAGAATGCTCTAAGTCTTAAGAATGGTGTTGACCTGAAAAATGCTGTCAATATTGGTAATGGTGTTTCTATTGATAACGCAAAAGCAGTTGTAAATGGTGCAGAGACTGTTGCTGGTGTACTTTCTGCACCAGTTGCTAATATTCCATTGGTTAATGGATATTGTACTGGAAATAAATCAATTGGTAGTTTTGATATTCCCCATTGGAGAAAAGAAAATACTAGAATTCGTCATATAGTTGCTGAGGGACCAGAACCAGGGATATATGTCCGTGGACGTTTAACAGGAAACAATACAATTGAATTGCCAGAATATTGGGATGGTCTTGTTGACCCAGAATCAATCACCGTAACTCTTACACCTATTGGTTCTTCTCAAGATTTATTTGTTGATTCAATCCCTTGGGGAAGAAAGGTTATAATTAAATCTGGAAATGCATCTAATATTGATTGCTTTTATGAAGTTTGGGTAGCACGTTGGTTAGATCCAAGAGACCATAGCAAGAAACTCCATGTAACTTATGAAGGAAAAACACCAGATGATTACCCAGGTGATGCCAAAGATTTCTTGGTTGGTGGATGGGACTATGACAGAAGAGAGTCTCAATGGTGACCTATAAATAATTTGAACATATTATCTTAATCTATATTCATGTCCACGACACAAGATATTGTTAATGAGCTGAAAGAAGAACTTGAGTCTAAAATCAAGCAACGTGAAGGTTGCCTAGACCAACTAAAGTTGGTTGACGTGACTTTGGACAAAATGGATAAAATAATTAAAAGAATTGATAGAGATGCACAAAGTCATATTGATGCAATAAATCCATATCTTACTGCAGTTGCGGATGCATATAAAGCAAGAGTTGATGCTGGTTGTAGAAGTGGTCTTGAATGGGTAGTTATAAGTGAGGAGACCAGACGTTCAAAAGCATTCGTCAATGATCGTACTGTAACAAAATACGAGTGTAAGGAAATTGAAAGTCTTGCAAGGCAAGAAAATTATCATGGAATGAAATACTACTCCAAACCATCAGATATGGATTATGGTTCATCTCTAATTGGTGAGTTTTTTGGTTTAGTTTCTGCTGGTTCTACAGTCTTAGGAATTCATACCAGTTCTTTTGAAGCAGCTAATGCTAATGTTCTTGATTATGTCAATGGTATCGAAATTGGTCATGCCATCATTGATGATATTGAAAATCCAGAATTTTTTGATGCACAAGATATTCCAGTTGTTACTGGATTTGGGTTTACGGACTATGTTGGTATTGTAACAACCCTTACTGGTGGTATTGATGCAGGCAGCAATGTTTTTAGACATTTTGGTGCTGGAATTACCACAGACGTGGTAAATTTGTTTAATGCAGGAGAAAGAATTGGTTTAAATGAACCTTTTGTGTCTGGAAATACAAATCCTGCAGATGTTTTTGCAGTTGGTTTTGCTACTGTTGTTGGATTTGGAACTTCGACTCAAACAATAGAATTTCAGGATCAATTTGGTATTCCACGACAGGATGAATTTGATATTCAAACTTTAATATTGTCGGAAAACGCAACGCAAGCTGTTGCGGAGCAAGAATTTACTGTTGGTATTCTAACTTCTATCGGATGTTATTTCCTCGATACTGCGGCAAAGAAGACATCAGGAATCACTTCATTCTTTGCTATTAGGCAAGATGAAGACTTAGATGCTTCATTTGATTCTACGGCAAATCCACATAGTCCAGTAAAAATTGGAATTATAAAAGGTGGTAAGATGGGTGTAGGACATAGTGTATTCTATGTTAAAAATGGTGACCCACTTAAACAGGAAAAATGGAGACCAGAGACTGCACATGATAAGATTAGAATCAAAGGAAAAGGAAAAGATATTCCTGCAGTTAAAGAACCAAAAGTTGGTGCAGGAAATGCTCCATACAACGAAGGAAACTTCCAATGGCCAGTAAAGATTGAAACAGAAGAGGATGGAAGTAGTGGTCGTGGATGGAATTATGTTGATACTACATATGCTACGAAGGGGCAGACAGTAATTATCAGCAGTGAAGATGTTGGAGCAGGAAATACTTCTGGTTCATCTGTTGGAGTTGGGTATCTGGCAATAAGTGCTCAAAATCCATCATCATCAACTTGTTCTGCTCTCGATGATGCTATTTCTCAAGCAGAAGCAGCAAGAGATAATGCCGTTGCTATTCATGAACCACTTGCTCGGGGAATCATGGCATTATCAGCAACATTAAGAGAAAATAGAGCAGGGAAGCAGATGCTTGCTTGGTCACTTCTTCAAGCATCTAGGTCTTTACGTGATGATATTGAAAAATTGACAAAACAAGTTGCGAGTTTACAAAATACTGATTTATCTAAGTATGACGAGTGATGTTCTTCGTGGTGACCTATATAGTATAAGAAAAAGTACACCGAACTTAGAGTCTAATGGCGGACAGATATCCCTTAGTAGCCAACTCTTCCACAAATAGGATAGAAGAGTTAGCAATAAATGATAATTTAAATCTAAACAACAACGGAATTGTTGGTGCGTCTACAGTACGGGCAAGTAGTTTTATTGGTGACTTAGTTGGTACTGCAACAACTTCCACGCAATTAACAAGTGCTTCTAATATTTTAGATGGCATTCTGCCTACAGACAGATTAAGTGGTAATTATAATATTGGTGTATCGACAGCAGATACTCTAACAAATGCTGCAAATATTTTAAGTGGAACTGTCCCTAGGGGTAGATTGGATGGTGAATATGATATTGATATAACAGGAACTGCTTCAACTGCAGGTGCATTATCCAATGCTTCAGCAATTAGTGGTGGTACAATTCCAGCATCTGTACTATCTGGTACTTACAACATTGATATTTCTGGTACGGCATATCGTTCAGTTGGTGCTGCATTATCAATTACTGTTCAAAATCAAACTGATAATCAGAATCAATACGTTCTTTTTGCTAAACATACAAATACTGATGCTAGTGCGTTCGTAAATCCAGGTGGACTTACATATAATCCAGGACAAAACTACCTAGGCATTAATACAAGTTTACCAGAGTTTGAACTAGATGTTCTTGGTGATATTAGAGCATCTGGAATCAGTAGTTCAAATGTTTCTTTTGCAAACACTGCAACTATTGGTTCACTTAAAGGACTGACTGCTATTGATTCAACCAGTATCAGTACGATTCAAGTATCACTTGGTCTTGACCAGTTAAATGACCTGACTGTTATTGGTATTAGTACATTTGAGACTCTCATAGTTCAAAACCAAACGACACTTAATGATTTAAATGCAACTGGTGTCTCTACTATTGCAAATGCAAATATAACAGAACTGACGGCAGGAAACTCCAACATTGGAATTTCTACTGCTACAGAACTTAGTGTAGGGATTGGAACTACGGCACAGACAGTAATTAGTAGTACAAGAGAATTACAAAATATTGTTGGTGTTGATACTGTAACTTCACAAACTCTCCGTGATAATTTAGGTCTAACTCAATTAGACAGCATTAATGTTACAGGTCTCAGCACATTTGCAGATATTAATGCAGATGAGGTAGGTGTTTCAACATTAACTGCAGGAACAGTAAATGCTACAACCTACTTAGGTAATGGTGCTGCACTTGCTGGAATCGTTACTCAAATCACTGCAGGGATTGGAGTTACACTATCACCATCTAATGGTGTAGGAAACGTACAAATCAATGCTTACAGACCAGTTGGCAAGACAATCTTTGTTGCTAAGTCTGGTGATGACAATAATACTGGATTAACTGATAGTCATCCAAAATTAACAATTAAATCTGCAGCAGCAATTGCAGAAGCAGGTGATACTATTAAAGTGTATCCTGGTCTTTATCAAGAAGCAAACCCAATTGTACTTAATAAGTTCGTTGCTGTTGAGGGCCTAGAACTAAGAAACTGCCAGGTAAGTGCATCAAATTCTGCTTTAGATCTCTTCCATGTTAATAATGGTTGCCATATTACTGACCTAAGTTTTGTTGGTCCTGATGCAACAGGTGGTGCTGCTGCTGTAGCATTCAACCCACTATCGGGTGTTTCTTCTGACAGATTCTTTGATGGTGCAAGACTCATCCGAATGAATCTGGATTATATTGCCCGTGAAGCAGTTGGTTTCCTTACCAGTACAGATTATCTAGACCCACCATTTGAAGTAACACCAGGTGGTCCAACTGATTGTGCTGATGATATCA